ACTGGTTATAGGCATCTTCGATCCCATAACCTGCCAAGGTTGTACTTTTGTTTGCCTTTTTATTGAATGCCTGAGCAAGCTGATTATCCTTCGACTCATCTGGATTGATGCCTGCCGCATACAATACGTTTAACACTTCACCCGTAATAGTGTTGCCCCACACCGCCGGAATCAAAGAGCCTACTTTGCCCGTTAAAACATCCTCATCAACAAATCGTCCATTGACTAATCCAACGTTAGGTACACTTTTTGGAAAGTCCATTATTCAACATCCCCATATTCTATAAATTCAAGTGTGTGCGCAGGTGCACTGCGACGGATGACACATTCCAGGGCTCCGCTCGGGTTGGTTCCGAAACGCTCGCCCCAAAAACTGGCGCCGAATCGACGGCCGAGGCGGCGCCTGGCACCGGAGTGGAGGGTCCACATGAACTGCGCAGACCAGGTACCGAAGTGCGCTGCGCCGAACCTGGAGCGACCAAAACGCGGGGCTCGATGCTCTGTAATTCGCGCTGCCGGATACCCTTGGCGGATGGCAATGTCGATGAAATAGGCGCGACTCTGCCCCCCCACCGCGACCAACCGCTGACGCACGGCCAAACGGCGATCCTCAAAAGCCGGGTTTTCACCCAAGCATGGGTCAGGCAACTCCATCACTCGCTCCCAATCGGGCACCAGCTCGCTAACACTTGCGGGGTCCATCTCGTTGATCAAGTCGAAAGCGCGGGCATCAATGCGCGCAAGTTCTTGAGCCAATCCTGACAGAATGGTTTCAAGCTCTGGCACCAGTCCGGGATCCCACGCAGGCCCCGCTGGCAACAGTGCACGAAGTTGTGAGTGGTACTCCGTCGCATCCCTTAACCCAGCCATACACACCCTCCAAACGTCAGGAGTTGGTTTGCTGCCGCTGGAACATCAGCTACGGGTGCGGACAATCGGTGATCCGTCTCGCCAGTCGAGCCACTGATTGCCTCCGCGATATGGGTCAACAGCAAGGCGTCTCCCAAGCCTGCCTCACGACTATGCAGGTCTTTCAGTTGTGCCTCGACGGCTGCACGCACCGCGCTGGTGTCCGGCGTCAAACGAATACGGTAAGTCACTGGAACCGGTACCGGAGGCAAGACGTACAGTTCAGCCGTGACGGGGCGCACCAGCTCGATGTACTCCTGCACTTCCATCAACTGGGCGGCATCCGGAATGGGGTCAACATCCTCATCGCGGGTGAAGAACACCGCTACGGTGCCAGGCCCCATGTAATTGCGGCGGCACCAGGCGCGCGTCACGCCGGGGCACTCCAATGCCCAGGTTTCGTAGTCGTCCCTGTTCCCCCCGTGGGGGATGACCCTATAGGAACGAGACACCCTCGCCCTTAGCGCCTCGACGCTTTCCATCGCAATGCCACCAATCAGACCTGGCGCCAAAACAATGAACGTAACCGCCACCCCTTCAATGGGCTGGACAAGGGTCAACACCAACCCAGGGTCGGCATTGCCCAGCTCGCCCGCGTCCACCGCTTCAACGGCAACCGTATTGGTACCGGCCACAGTGGTCTTGCCAACAGTGACTCTGTACGTCCGACCATCACCGGCCTGCAACACGGTATCGGCATCCACTGCGGCCAGAGCAGCAGCCGTGAAACTCACCTGCCCTGCCGCAGGCTGAGCCGCCTTGCGCGGCTGTTTCAGTCGCAGACGGGCGATGCGCTCCAACGTCTCTTCATCAGCAGTGTCCGGCAGAATCTGGTCAGCAATCCATTTCAGGTAACCATACAAACCATAGGCGGTACCGCTTATTGCTCTGCTCATCACCTGGGCATCCGAGCGCCGTAGCGCGTCGCTGGCGAGATCGCTTTGCGTGCGACCGACCAACACGGGGAGTGATGGAGTTTCATACGGCATAGATCACCTGCCACAGTTGACTTGAGTTGATTTTCAGGCGGGCGCCCGTCAGTACGGTGAGAATCACTTGCAGGTTCAGGCGGTAGCTGTCGGCACGCTCGGTGATCACATCCACCTCAAGCACCTGGCCGTCATCGAGCATCCATTGCAGCGCCTCACGGGCATAGAACTCCGCGTCTCGCTGGGTATCTGCCGTGAGCTTGACCCGGCGCAGCAGCCACAAGCGGGAGCCGATGCGGTCATCGGCGATGGTGGGATAGCTATCACCCCACCAGCCGAAACGTTCATCATCATCCACTGGGTCATCGGTGGCGGCACGGCGCCAGGTGAACAAGCTGATCACCACTGCACGTATCAATGAGGTTTCAAGGCTGGGCTCGATGTTCATCCGCCACTCCCTGCCGGAGGCCCAGACTGATCCGTGCCGCGCATTACACCGGAATGTGGGTGGTTGATTTGGCTGACACCGCCTGCAACTTGATCGCCATCCGAGATAATTTGACCAGTCTGGTTGATCACCGGAGTATCGATATTCACCGCCGCGCTAGCCTTGATATTCAGGATTCGGGTTTCGATATCGATGATGCGGCCACGCCTGAAGTGCACCTTGTCACCTTCGTCGGTGTAGATGGCCACCTCGCCCGGTTTCAATTCTTTAATCCGGTACCGGCGATCCGCAACCACCAGCAGCACCCCGTGCGAACGATCACCGCCCATGAACGCGGCAATGCCCTCGGCGCCAGCCAACGGGTTGCTGGTAAAGCCGTAGGGTTCGAAGTGCTCAAGGCTGTCCTTGACCTCTCCGGCCGTAAGGCGCATTTGCAGGGCCTGAAGCTTCCTGGCCGAATCCACCAGGACCACGGTACCGCGCACTAGTATTCGGTTGAGTAGGCTCATTCAGTGGGTTTCCAATCAGCGGGCAGCAGGTATTCGAAGTTGTCGGCCTTACCGCCCTTCTTGAGTTTTCTGTCTTTGTGCGGGTCGTGTGGTTCTGGTTCGAACCCATCTGGAGGCCCCACCACCATGGTGGTGATCGTGCCTTCAGGCCCTAGGGAGTAAGTGACCTCGGCAATCAGCATATCGCGGTCAAAACCGATCACTGGATCAACGACACGCACCAGCATGTTGTGACGCCACAGCGCGCCGTTCGACTGTCTCCAGCCTTGCACCTTGTAGGTGGTGCTCAAGGCTTTTCCCATGCGCTGGCCGCGCTCCCAGTTTGCTCTCGCCTGAGCCAGCGTGGTCGTCATCTGGCCGCTTTCGTGGATGATCAACACGCGCTTACGTGTGGTCCGATCATCGCTGACCGAGGCAGACACCTCTGCGGTCTTTTCGCCGAAGTCGTCATCGGTGCCACTGCGCTGCCCAAGTACCTGGTATTCCGAGAACACAGTGGAAAAGTCCAACTGCGTGTTGCCTGCCAGCACATTCTTGCCGAGCTGGAGTGCGTCCACCGCCCTACCCTCACTTCCCGGTTTAGCGAGTACCACCATTCCCTTGGCGTCATCAGTGGAGAACACACGGAACAAAGTCAGCAACCGGTCAATGGACTCAAAAGCCGTTTCCCCGGGCTCGATCGTATGGTCTGAAAGCTTGCCCGTTTCCGGAATCTCGCTGCGCACCGCCAGCCCATAAGGCGCTGCCAATGCTTTTACGATGTTGAGCACACCCTGGTTTTTCCATTGCCCTGGCTTGTTCACCGCCGCGCAGTCCACTAAGTCGGCGGTCAACGAGCGGCCGGTGATCGACAAAGTGATTTGGTTGTCGTCGTAGTTGATCGGCGTGGAGAACACCCAACCGGTGAGGATCAAATCCCCACCGATTCGCACTTGGCACTTGGCACCCTGGCGGATGGGTATCGAAACGGTTTGCCCAGGCCAGCGCCAGGTGATGCTCAGGTTGAAGTCACGGGCCTGGCGCTCCAGCCCCGCCGAGATCTCAACCGATTTCCAGCCGCCATAGTCCAGGCCGTCAACGGTCAGGCTGACGGCGTTCGCGGTATCGAGCATGGGTTACTCCTGAGCGATTTTCAGCGGTATCGCTGGCACGAAGCCCGGGTGTTGAATGCGGTTGCGCTGTACAACCTCGCCGGCCCGTGTGGCGTCCCCAAAGCGACGGTAGGCCAAGACCAGCGCCGGCAGGGTTTCGGCGGGTGTGATGTCCACCAGGCGAACGCCGGAGGCGGCGACAGCACTCAGGTGCTTGATCAGCGCCTGACGCATCGTGTTGAGCGCCTGGTAATGCTCCGGGTCTGCCTTGAGGGATGCTTGCCAGATCGCCTCGCTTAAAACATCCCGCAGTTCAATCACATCGTCGGCCACTGGAACCTCGGGCCGATCGACTGGCTGCACGGCCTGGTGATCAATCGACGGAGTGGATTCCACCGACACCGGCTGCGTGGCCACCGGCATCTCGCTGATAATTAACGCCACCTGTACCAGCAGTGAATCCTGCACCAGGTTCGCTACCGCCTGTGCCGCTGCGGTGGTATCAGCTCCACTGGCCTGCGGAACGTTGTTGATACTGTTCACGGCCTCGGCATGCTGTGACGCTACCGCGACGGAGCTGCGGTAGCTGGGGGCTGTCACCGCGCCTGCTGCATTGCCGGTCTGCCCGGTGGAGCTGCTGGTGCGGTTCACGCCGGTACGGAACAAGCCCGAGGTAGAGAAGTCGTTGAAGTAGCTGGAAAACAACGCACTGAGCGCCGAAGGCGAATTCACCAGCGACTGGATAAAACCGCTGAGGTTGGTGAAGATCCCCAGGAACGGTGCGAACTGCCGCTGAATGATCGTGTAGACATTCGACAAACCGTTGCGCAAGCCGATCAGGTTGATCCTGGCCTTGTCCACTACCGCCATCGCTGCCTTGTAACGGCGAAGCGCCGAACTCAACAGGCTCTCCGATGACTTGACCACTTGTTGCTGGGTGTTCGCAGTCCCGGTGGGAAACTTGCGGGGCTTGCTGGGGTAGAAAGTCAGCTCAAGGCGAGCCATGCCCCCCTCAGTACGGCTATGGGTTAGGTCGCACTCACCGACATCGACCAACATCCGGCCGAGCCAGGGGTGCACCAGCTCGCCCGGGCCTTCTTTCTCAAGCGCTTCCAGCAGCTTATCCCGCCGCTCAAAACAGTCGTCACCAATGACGTAGGCGCTCACCTTATGCACCTGGGATTGCTTGCCCAGGGACTCAAAAAACGGCTCATCACGCTGGGGGTATTCATGCAACTGGCCTTTGCGGCCAACCGGTACCGCTGCCTGCTCGATCAGGAATTTGATTCCCCTGAAAGACGCAGGCAGCAGGTCATCGCGCCAGGTCTTTGTCACTGCGATCCTCCAGAGCCCACGGTGCGATATCCCACGCTGGGCTTGACGCTCAGGCCGGGCTGATTGGTTTTCGGTGGATCCACCCGTAACCCGGGCGGCGCGTCGGTGAAGCGGATGTTCATTTCACCGTTCAACTGCGTGCGGTTGTTCTGGGCGGCTTGCTGCGGCACGCTCCCTGGTGCTGCCAATTGCCCCGGCCGGGCCAGCAGCGAGACCGGCGCCCCGGCTGTGGGTACGCTGCCAGGTGTGGACTGATCAGGGCGGCGCAGCAACTTCGAAACATCCGCACCGCCCTGGGTGACATTGCGCAGCGTCTGCTGATTGCGAACTATCTCTGCGGCATTCACCTGGAGGAACTCACCAGTGCCACCGCCCTCTCCCGCATTGCGTAACCGCTGCGCCTCGGCAAAATTATTAGCGTTAGCCGTGGCGGTTTTAATTAGACCGTCACCGCCCTCGCCACCGCCGAAGAACTTCATCATCGGCTCAATGATCGGTCGCAGTTTTTCCCAGAGACTCTGAAACCAAGCGCTGATCGGCTCCCAGTTTTTGACGATGTAGCCAAGGGGTGACCAATCGAACATGGTCTTAAGAAAGTCCATCACCGGCGTCGCCAAAGCAACCACCACGCCCCACAACGCCTTGAAGAACTCCGTTAGCGGCCCCCAGTTGGCGACAATGAGTCCAATCGGCGTATACGAAGCGAAGGTTTTGAACACCTCCCACGCGGCCAGCGTAGGACCTCGGATCTTGTCCCACATTGCGTTGAAGTATGGCGCAATGGCGGACCAGTTCGACACGATCAACCCCGCCGCCAGGGCAATGCCGGTGGCGGCAAGTCCTATGGGGTTGGCTTTCATGGCGAACGACAACAGTTTGGTCGCCACGATGGTCGAGACGATCCCAAGCCGTAGCGCGGTAAACGCAATGCCGGCAGCGGCGACACCACGGACGACATCGGGATTGGCTTCTATCAACTTCGAAAACTGAACCACCAATGGTCGCACGACATCGACTACGCCGTTGAGTGCAGGCAGAAGAGCATTGCCAATCGCCTTTGAGACATTACTTGTAGCATTGCGCAGAAGCCCGAGATTGTTCTCTGTGGTTGCAGCGCGGGAGGCATACTCCTTTTGCATAGAACCCGCATACAGAGTTGAGTCCCCCACTTTGTTCAAGTTGCCTTTGAGCAAATCAAGATTCGTGAGCAGCGACGCAATCGAGGTTACCGACTCAGAGCCGAACAACTGGGTCAACAAGCCAACGCGTGAAGCGGCGTCGACCTTGCCGATGCGTTCAAGGATATTCAGGATCGTGCCCTGAGCATCCGTCTGCATAGACTTAGCGACCTCTTTGGAATCAAGGCGAATGGACTTGAACGCCTGCGACTGCGCCTTGGTCGCGGAAGCTCCCTTAGTCATCGACAACATGAAGTTCTTGATACCAGTGGCCGCGACTTCCTGCTCGACCCCTACCCCGGCCATCGTTGCACCCAGTGCCGCGATCTGACCCGAGGCGAGCCCGGCAATCTCACCGAGAGGGCCGATCCGGGTGACGATATCGGAGATTTTTTTGGTGTTCGCCGGCCCCGTGTTGCCCAAGTAGTTGATCCGATCTGCCAGGTCAGTCACTTCGCCCTGGGTCATCTTGAACGATGTCCGCCACGTTGCCATCATGTCGCCGCTTTGGTCGGCGGTCTGATCAAAGGCAATGCCCATCTTGACCGCCGCTTCCGCGAACCCTAGCAGTTCGTCCTGCGCGAAACCTGCCTGGCCACCGGCCGCGACAATCTTGGCGATATCGCCGGCAGCCATTGGCAGTACTTCCGACATACGGGATATGTCATCACCCATTTGCTTGAATTGCTCAGGGGTTTTGAAGTCGACAACCTTATTGACGTTCGCCATCTCGGATTCAAAGGCAACAGCTGATTTGATCCCGACAGCAAACGGCGCAGCCATTGCCCCGCCGGTCACTAGATCCTTTATTTCAATTTTTCCGAGGCCGGTTTTTTCAAGGTTTTTCCTGAACGAGCCCACGTTCTTCTGAATGCCAGCTAACTTTGGCGACAACTTGTCGACGCCAGTGATTAACGCCTTGAGCTGAAATTTGTCCGCCATTATTTTTCCTGCCGGTATGCATTTATTCGCAACGCCTGGTCCTGCGACTCGATGATGAGGTCCAGCGATCTGGACATCATCTGTTCGGGGTCGACCCTCCAGTACCAGGCCAGGTCGTAACTAACGGCTATCAGGTCTTCGGCTGAGGTGACGCCGACGTCGTGAAAAAACTAAAGACCACCCAAGCCAAAGAGTTGAGGTCTGAGAGGTCCAGTTGGTTGACCGACGACGGTGGAATACCCGCACAAACCGCGATGTATTTGGCAACAACATCCATGTCCAAGGAAACATCTTCATTCTTGTCGAGCTTGTAAGGCATCGCCTTGATTGCCCTGACTTCCTGCACCGTAGGCCGACGCAAAGTCAGCTCAGTGAGCTGCTCGCCATGAGCCTCAATCGGCTGCTCCAGCTTGATCGGATCACTCATTGCCAAGTCCCCTTGATGCCATCAAATTGCAGCTCAATGGTGCCGTCGTCACCCTTGGAACTAGGCTCATCGACGAGGTAGGCGCCGGCCAGCACGTAGACCTTGCCGTTCTTGAACTCGACAGTCACCGTCATGTCCGTACCATTGACCAGTTTCTTGATGTCCAGGTCCGACGTATGCACCGCAGTGACCTTGACCCACGGCGCCAAGTCTTCTTCCTTGTAGAAGCCCGGTACCACCGTCTCGCGCTTGACCTCCATCAACGGCGCTTCACAGCCGCCGGTGATCGTCAACTGGGAACCGTCTACTTTGACGTAGGCCGTGCCCGCTACTTTTTGTCCCATGGTCTATCTCCGCGCATAAAAATGCCCGCGCGTGGCGGGCTGGGTGTTCAAGGTCGACTTTAAGCCGCTGCGTCGTACTGCAGGCGGAACTGGTTGAGCAACGCGAAGACGCGTAGACCGTTGATATAGTCCGGCGGGAACAGCACGTTGACCCGGCTCGGGTCGTTGCCGTCGCGCTCAACGATCAAGTGTTGGGCGAACAGCTCAGCGTTTTCGACGTGGCCTTCCAACTCCAGCTTGGCGTACTGGGCGATCAGTTCACCCCGGATTGTGCTCGGCGTCACGATGGGTGCGCCGGCGCCGAAGCGGGTGCCGTCGTTGGCAAGCTTGTGGCGCCCGTACTTGCTGGTGATCACACCTTGCAGCCGGCGGATGATGAACGCCGATTGGTGCATCGTCTCGCTGTCCAGGTAGGAATTGTCAGGCTGGCCGTAAGCGTTCTTCTGGTAGGTGGTGATCGCACGCTGAATGCGCACATAACCGCCCTCAAAGTAAGCCGTTGCAATGCCATAGCTGAGCAGCGATTGGCGCTCGGTCAAGGTAAACCGCTCGCTGGCCGGGGCCGGATCCAGCCCCGGCAAACTCCCGCTTTGCGTTGGCCGGCTGGCATCGGCCGAGATAAACACTGATGTCCGAGCGGCCAGTGATGCGGCCTGCACCCAAAACGGTTGCGGTACGCCCATCTCCATGGCCTGGATGGTCATATGTTGATCATTGCGAGCCATGCCCGCCGCGACCAGAGTACCGAGGGTGCCGCGCTTGGCGTTGTATACGTGGCCGAACAACTGTTTAGCCCAGCTCCAGCGGCCCACGCTGTCGTCCATTGCGGCTTTCCAGGCATTGAGGCTGGTGGTGTCGGACCAGGGCATGCAGATGAATTCGAAGGGCTCATCACCCAGGGCGGCCAGAGCGTCCACCTGGTCAGGTGCTCCAACGCCGCCAGCCATTACAGTGACCGTAGCGGTCAGCCCGGCCGGGAGAACCTCACCATTGGTCTTACCCAGCCGGTTGAGCTGCAGGCTGATGTCGTTACCACTCTCCCCCTTCCATTTGCAGGTGAGCGTGACAACGGCTTCTACCGCAGCGGCAGTCACCGGCAAGTCTGGCGTGGCATTGATGCGCACAGCGAGCGCTGAGGCTGCCTGCGCAGCGGTTGCCGCACCCACCACGGTGGCCTGCACTCGCACACCGCCGACGTACAGGTTCAGCAAACCCGCCTCTGTGGCAACACCGGTTAGGGTAACGGTCGCGCTGGATACCGCACCCACGGTTGCCAGCAGTGGCAGACACCAGACCTCACCCACCGGGTCGGTCTTGCGCCATGCCTCGTACATGGCAGCCAGCATCGAACCTTGACCGCCAATAGTCTTGGCAAGCGCCACACTGGGCACCAGCACCAAAGAGCCAATATCGTCGCTGGTGGCATTGTCGTTGACCTGGCCGACGATCAACCGGCGCATGGTCGACGACGCGCTGTTGGCGGCCGAGTTGTCCATCTCCGCGTAAAACAGCGGCACGCGCAGGTCTGCCGGGATGTTGCTGAATCCGATGGACATTATTGTGCCCCCTCTTGTTTCGCCGCCTTCACGGCCTTGGTTGTCACGTCGCCATCCGCCAGCCGGCGGCGCCACCAGGCGTTGTCTTGAACTTCCCGACCCGCAGCCGGCAACAGGTCGCCCGCCTCAGGATCAGGTACGGCCCGGCCAGCGGCCGGCACCACGGTGATGCGCTTGGTCATGGTGTTACGTCTCCTGAGAATTTCGCTTCGATACGCCCATCCGGGCCGGGGGATTGCAAGTTGGGGTCTGCCGGGTCGATGCTGTCCATGTTGATGGTCATGCCGGTGAACGGTGGCAAACCGTCAAGCTCGTATTCGTGCCAGGTCTCGGCGGGCTCTGCCGACGTGTTGCGACCCAGCTGGAAGTCAGAGGCGAACGTAAACCGGTAGATCGTGCGGTTGCGGTTGATCGAGATCAGCTCACCGCCTTCGTACTCGATCAGGTCGTATTCCGGCCCAGGCTTCCAGCCGATGAGGGCACGCCATAACTCGGCGCGGAAAACGTGCACCAGGTCGGCGGCCTCCTGGCCGCGTTCGTCCTGGGTGTCGAGGACCAGCACCACGTCGAACTTGTCGCTGATGTCCTGCTGGACGCCGGTTTGGATCGTGTTCGCACCCGCCTTATCGCCGATGGGTATCACGTAGGCAGAAGGCCGACTGAGCTTGGCGCTTGCCGCCACGGCCTCGAAATCAATACCGCCCGCAACCCGGCCAGCGAAGCCTGGGCAGTACTGCCTCAGCTGTGCAACGATTGGGGTAACTCGCATAGAAAAGTCCAGGTTTAGAGAGCCGTCTGGGCGGCCTATCTATTGGGTTGAGTTCCCTACCCGAGAGCATCCGCAAAGGCCCGGCTCAAGATTGCTCGAACATCCGTGCCGGAATCCTGCAGGGCATCGCTCATGTAGTTGGCTCGTGGTTCGATCCGCCATCCTTTGCTCTTGCGCTCTGCGACCAACGCCGCCCGAGCACCACCTCGACGACGGTTGCTTTTGCCGCGCCCTTCTCCCGGTGCCAACTTCTTGATACGGCTGCCCTGGCGCACACCGTAGTGCAGATACGCCGGGTAATAATCTTTCATGGCGCCGGTCTTGTACGGCGCGACCTTGACCATGAAACCGGAGCGGGACACCTTGAAGTTGATCGAACCC